ATTCCCGTCGGCGTTATTGTGGTAGTTGTTGAAAGCTACCTCACTGGTACTAGTTGTTCAGTTTCCTGTAACAACTCCATGAAATAGGTATTTTAATTTGTCAACTTCAAATTGTCATGCACTGTGTAAAAGTCTTGTTTTATCGACATGATGTGTCGATACTATGGGATTTTCACGCCCATTATACATGATGTGTATAATGAGCTATATGCTATGGGGTGTTACGCTGTAGCGACAATCAATTGATTTTGATTTATTGAATATGGGTTTCAACCAACGTTGATCTTTTCGTTGTAAATAATTAGATCAAAGACCATACGTATTGTGGGCGTATCAAAATAAGCCACAACGAGAGTGATAGACTAGTATATTTAACTGTACACCTGGTTAATATATACTTTGCTTGTTTTTAAGATAGGTATGCTCATGGAGGACCATCCTAGATGGTATCTTAAAAATATAATGTTTGCTGGAACTATAAACCAGAAAATTAAGTCTATTATTAACTCAACTAAGAGTTATATTAAGTTTTCCAAAACTATAAATTGGAAATGTGTCTTAATAACCCAACTAAGGGTTTTAAACAAGTTGTTAACTTTGTTGATCATATAAATCATTAATGATAGCAATAAGACGATGCAATAATGTGAACACAATTGGACACTGTGTTTAGTTATTGTGGGTGGGTTAGAAAGACACCTGGTGGTTATTAAAGAACTTTATTTGGTTATAAGTTTTCACAATATTCTAGTAGAGACGAGAAATTTCTTGACAATATAGGTTAAGCTTGAACGGTGTTTTCGGATGCGTCAGTTCATTATGTAATGCAAGGTCCCCTCATGCGGAAATTTCAATTAGTCCTAGTCACGTTCTGAAAAACGAGATAACATTTAAATTGTAAGTTTTAATCAGTGAGATTGAATAATATTCAACATGACACACTAATGCCTCTAGCGGAGGTTTGGGTGTGTTCCAAGGTTTTTGATAATGGAGCGGTATATACCCTCTGGGCAAGCGTGCACCACGGGATTCCGTGGTAGGAAAAACCGAATCCACAAAGTAAAATTTTGAGACCAAAGCAAGTCGGTGGCAAACTTATTGTGCGTAATTAATTCGAGTTATATGTGTTACAAAGTTGTACACTTAAAAACTTAATTTTAAAATATGGGCCCAACCGAAGATAGTACCCATATCCGATCAATGCTAGCGCTATGCCAAGCGCGCTGGGCTCGTCCATTGCTTGATTCAATGAAAGTTGCTTTAAGCAATTCCTATGTGTTTGTTGTGTATTATTTCTTACAGTTTTTGTTAGTGTGCTTTAGTTTTGTTTCACATCTTGTAAAATTATTTTTATGTTATGCAGTTTCTTTCAAATTCAGTTGTGATTGTTTATTGCATTTATATAAAATTGTTATGTTTTATTTTGATAGTAGTTATACAACTAGAGTAGATTTTAGGATTATCATTTCTTTGCTACCAGTACTTACATGGATTTTGGATATTATAGTAGTAGAGCACTTAATTGTTCCATTATTAAGTATTATGTTGATTTGTAGTGTTCCGTGTTGTGTAACATTGTTCATTATTCAAACTTATAGAATTAAGTTTAGTCGAATTAAATATTTAGTTATGGATACAGAAGTAGCAACATTAGTATATGTGTTATTGCAATATTTTTGTATTAAATTAGGTTCGTGTATTGTTTATTCTCAATATTTCTTGTTATACTTTGTTGTGTGTTCTATTTGTAATATTTATTTGAGTGATCGTATAAGTAATTTAGGACTTCATAGAAAAGAAAAATATAAAGTGTTTATGCCTTGTGGTGGCACTGAGAAGGAGTATCGCAGGGATTTATACGAAAAGAAAAAGCGAAAGAAAGTTTGGGATCAAAAATTGTCTCCCATTTTACCAAGTAAACCAATTCGTATACCTAAGAAGGCTACTATGTTAGACATCGAAGATATTTATAGTAAGCTTCCCAAGTATACTGAATTTAAACCTAAAGCTGGTATTGAGATCGGCTGGAAGTTTAAACTACTTAAATGGTTCTGTGGTAATTCTGATCAGGTTTCAATAGATAAGATATTGGCGTTTTCTGAGAGCATATCTTTATTACTATATAATTATCGTCTGGCAACTAGCCGTAAACACAAATTGATGATTTTGTTAATGTGGGCTCAGAATAGATTTTTCTCTGAGAAGTCTATTCTCCTGAATTTGACAGATGTTATTTTGTGGTCTACTGGTTTTGAGATAGCAGATGTTAAAAATATAGTTGGATCTATTGGTGATTTATGGCAGGGAGTTAGTCCTTTAACTTCCTCTATAGATTTGGAACCGCGCGCTGGATTTGAGCGTGCTCCTGTTCATCCTGATAATTTTGTACCGGAGTCTTCTATGGATGATGGTACAATGAAAAACATAGTAATAGTGAGTCGGTGAGACGTTTGAAAGCTATGTTACAGATGTTCATTGATGCTGGTATGTGTTCCATTTTTGGTTTTGATTTCGATTTAGGTAAAGCTCACGTTGGATTAGATTGGGTTAACAAGACTCTTCACAGAGTCGAGTTGATTGAATTCTCTATGAATACTATAATGTATTTTGTTCAACGTGGTTATGCCGCTTATAGTAAGAGAGATATTAAATATTTCTTTTATGCTGAGAATTTTATTGATTTTGAGATTGAATTTAGAACTGTAGAAACTGAAATACAAGCAATGTTTTCAGGTTTTATAACTAGCACATTAGACATATCGCAGTTAGATATTAGAGTGACCAAACTTATTAATAAATTACAAAAACAAATTCCCATGGTTAAAGGTCCTTATAAATTAACTTTATCTGATAGATTGAAAAAGTGTTTCCAGTTACGTCAGGATTTGGTTGGTTTGCAAAAGAAAATTGGTGTTCGGAGGGCCCCATATACAATGTTGATATGGGGTCAATCAGGCATCGGTAAATCTTTTGTAACACAAACCTTGGCACCTTCGTTATTGGGATCTATTGGTTTACCAACAGATCCTTATTTGATTCGTACACCTAATCAGAATGAAGAGTTTGATTCTATGTTAGATAGTAATACATTAGCTGTAGTATTAGATGATATATGTAATGCAAAACCAAGCAAAACGACAAAGAATCCTTTGGATGCTTTGTTACGCTTGGCTAATAATATTACAGTAGCAGCAAATAAACCTGCTTTGGAGGAGAAGGGAAAGGTGTTTTTAACACCTTATTTGCTTATAGCAACTTCAAATTTGAAGGAAGTTGATGCTGTTACATATTCAAATGAACCTATTTCCATTTTGCGTAGATTTGATGTTATAGCGAAGGTTAATTGTGAAAATAGATATATGACTGGTGGTCAGTT